GATCCAGCCCGAGCAGGAAGGCCGGTACGAAAACGACGTTTGGGAACCGATGATCTCGGAATGGTTAGACGAGCAGGCGCGCGACCTGGAAGCCCAGGGCAAGGCCCCGCGGTTCACAACCGGCGATATTGCGATGGGCGCGTTGGCCTTCGAGCGAAGCCGGATCGGCAACAATGAGCAGCGCCGCATCGCCGCGATCATGGAGCGGCTCGGCTGGAAACGCCGCAGAGTGAAAGGCAACCGCGTATGGGCGCGGAAAGGGGGTGAAGGGTGACGGGGGTGACAACGAGGGTGACGCCAAATCCGGCGCCGCGTCACCCCGAAAACGCCCCGGATACTGCGAAAAATCGCGCCGGGGTGACGGGGGTGACGCAGAATACCCGGCAGAGGCGCAGAGCATCATCCGGGTTGTATGGTGAGGGCGTGACACAACCCGATGCACTTACAGGGCTACATGGGGAATCGGCGTCACCCCCGTCACCCTCGTCACCCTCCGCAGACCTCGACGCGCTGGCCGAGCGCATCCGCCAACTGCGACCGGATCGGCACAACCCAGAGTTATTCCATGAGCAAAAGGCCGAGATCGAGGCCGAGCTGCGCCGGCTGTCGAAGGAGGTGAGCCGTGGCTAGGTGGCCCTACGGGACGAAACGCTGGCAGCGGCTCCGGCGGCGCAAGCTCCAGGCGAACCCCGTGTGCGAGTGCCCGGAGTGTCAGGCGGCGCCGTTGGCCGAGCCGGCGGACAACGTCGACCACATCACGCCGATCGAGGAGGGCGGGGAGCCGTTCGCCTGGTCGAACCTCCAGTCACTCGCGCACGCGCACCACAGTCGCAAAACGCGCCAGGACAATGGTGCGCGGGTGAAGGGCGTTGATCCCGAGACCGGGCGCCCGCTCGACCCGCGGCACTACTGGAACACTCAAGAAAATCTCTGACACCTGACGGTCGAGTACCGTTGGGGTGAGGCACGTACAGACTTAATTCGAGAGGTGTCAAACCAATGGGCCTCCGAGGCAAAGGGGCGAAACCCAAGGGCGGACGCCAGCAGACCGGCGGCGATCAGGCCGAGACGCCGCGGCCGTGGGAGCGCAAGGGCCTGAGCCGGGCCGAGCGCGTTATCAAGTTCATCGAGACCGAGCTGGTCATCACCGCCGGGGAGCACGCGGGCCGGCCGTTCAAACTCCGGCGCTGGCAGAAACGCTTTATCAGGGCGGTCTACGCCACCGGCCGCAACCGGCGGCGCAAGGTTCGCACCGCGGTCCTGTCGATGGCGAGAAAGAATGGCAAGTCGGCCCTGGCCGCGGCGTTGTGCCTTGCGCACTTGGTCGGGCCGGAGTGCGAGGAGCGCGGCCAGTGCTATTCCGCGGCGGCGGACCGCGACCAGGCGAGCCTGATCTTCAATGAGCTGGAGGCCCTGATCCAGCGCGTCCCGTGGATCGAGGAGCGGGTGAACGTGAAGCGGTTCACCAAGGAAATCGAGGATCTGACGACCGGCTCGATCTACAAAGCGCTATCCAGTGACGCCAAGACGAAGCACGGGTTTAGCGCGTCGTTCATCATCTATGACGAGTTGGCGCAGGCGCCGAACCGGACCCTATTCGACGTCTTGACGACCTCGACGGGCGCGCGGGCCGAGCCCCTGACGATCGTGATTAGCACGCAGGCGGCGGACGACTTCCATGTCATGTCCGAGCTGATCGACTACGGGCTGGCCGTCCAGCGCGAGGAGGTCGAGGACCCGACGTTTCACCTGGAGCTGTACGCGGCTCCCGAGGGCGCGGACCTGCTGGACGAAGATGCATGGCAGGCCGCGAACCCTGCCCTCGGTGACTTCCGCTCCCTGGAGGAGATGCGCACGGCGGCGCAGCAGGCGGTCCGCATACCGAGCCGCGAGCCGGCGGTTCGCAACCTCTACCTTAACCAGCGCGTCGAGGCCGAGGAGCGGTTCATCCCCGCGGCCGAGTGGGATGCGTGCGCCGATTCCTACACCGAGCGCGACCTGCGCGGCCGCCCCTGTTTTGGCGGGCTCGACCTTGGGAGCACGCGCGACCTCACCTCCCTCGGCCTCTATTTCCCGCATGATGGCGGCGCGCTGCTGAGCTGGTCCTGGTGCCCCGGCGACAACCTGCGCGAACGGGAGGAGCGCGACCGCGTTCCCTACCGTCAATGGGCCGACAAGGGCCTGATCGAGCCGACACCAGGGCGCGGCACCGACAAGCGTTATGTCGCCCTGCGCCTGGCCGAGATCGCCGCGGTCTACGACGTCCAGCTCATTGGCTTCGATCGCTGGAGCATGGCCGAGCTGGAGCGGATCTTGGCCGAGGAGGGGATTGACCTGCCCCTCCAGCCGTTCGGCCAGGGCTACCGGGAGCAAGGGCCGGCGGTCCGCGCGCTGGAGGAGGCGATCCTTAACCGGACCCTGCGCCATAACGCCAACCCGCTGCTGACGTGGGCGGTCTCCAACGTCGTGCCGAACACCGATCCGACCGGCGCGGTGAAGCTGGACAAGGACCGGGCGCGCGAGCGGATCGACCCGGTGGTCGCGGCCGTCATGGCGATCGGCCTTGCCGCGCGCGAGCCCGAGCGCAAGGGCTACGACTTCAGCGGCGACCGCGTGCTGGCGTTCTAAAGGTCGCTTGACATATTGACGGTACATGCGTACCTTTAGGTCAGACACACGCAATCGGAGGCCGCTATGCAAGCGGATCGGCTAGGCATCAAACAGTTCTACATCGGTGAGGCCGCGCAAGCGGCCGGAATCGACACCAACACCTGCCGCAGTTGGTTGAAGCGCGGAAGCATCGTGCTGAGCGATGAGGACCGAGCCGCCGCGGGCGCCGGTCGGCCGCAGCTTCTTTCCCTGCGCCGCGTCCTGCAAATCGCGATCACGGCCGAGCTAGTGAAGCTCGGAATGTCGGTAAAAGACGCGGCCGACGCCGCGATCCCTTTCACCGACCTCGGTGAGACCGTGACTTATTGGGAAGGCGAGGAGCCGCCTGAGAGCGGGCGCGGACCGGCTGAGCTGTTCAGCGATGCCTCGGCTACCCTGCTGGTCGTGAAGCCGGACGGCGGGCGCGTGGTGCGGGCCGATCGCAACACGATCTTCACCGACGTCATCGCGGGCCAGCCGATCGCCTTCCTGTACCTCGATCCGCTGGTCCGCCGCGTAAAGCGCGCACTGGGCGCGGACAAGTAACGATGCTGCTCCTGCCTGCACCGTCTCCCAACAGGCGCGCGGCCCGTCTGAGTAAACCAAGTCGCCCTCGATTTGGTGCAGGTGGCCTCGGCTTCTCCAGCTTGGCCGGGGCAGGCTCATTGGTCGGCAAGGGCGACACGGCCGCACTCACCGAACAGCACGCCGTGAGGCGTCACAGTCCCAGCACGATGTCGGCGCAGCCGGCGCGTCCGAAGGAGTTTTAACATGCGACTGAAAGACCTCCAGGAGCGGCGGTCTCGCACCGTCAAGGAAATGCGCGAGATCACCGACAACCCGAAGGGCGACAACGGCGACCTGACCGACGAACAGCAGCAGAAGTTCGACGAGCTGCGCGGCCAGGTCGAGCGCCTGGAGCAGGACATTGAGCGCCAGCAGGCGATCGACGAGGCCGAACGGCGCATGAGTGGCCAGCAGGTCTCCGGCAACGGCGACCAGCAGTTCGACCGGATGCGCCGCGACTACTCGATCGTGCGCGCGATGGCGGGCGCCGCGGGCCTGCCGGTCGACGACGGGCGCGAGCGGGAGGTCCAGCAGGAGATCCGCCAGCGCACTGGCCGCACGTTCACCGGCATCCCGGTCCCGACCGAGGTTTTCGAGGAGCCGGTCGAACAGCGCGTGCTGACCAGCGGCGGCAACGGCTCCGACCTGATCGCCACCGACCACCTCGGCGGGCAGTTCATCGACCGCCTGCGCGAGGCCGTCGTGGTCCGCCGGCTCGGTGCCCGCGTGCTGCGCGGTCTCCAGGGCAACGTCGACATTCCCAAGCTGGCCGCGTCCGCGTCGACCGAGTGGGTGTCGGAGAACAGCGGCCTCAGCACCTCCGAACACAACTTCACCAGCGTCACCATGACGCCGAAGCACGCGGGCGCGATCACCGAGCTGAGCCGCAACATGCTCCAGCAGGCCAGCCCGGACGTCGAACAGCTCGCCCGGCAGGACTTCGCCAATATCCTGGCGCAGGCCCTCGACCGCGTGGCGATCCAGGGCGGCGGCTCTAACGAGCCGGCGGGCATCCTCGCCAACGGCAACGTGCCCTCGGTCGACATGAGCGGCGGCGTGACCTGGGATCTGATCCAGGACGTGATTGGCAAGGTCGAGGACGAGAACAGCATGGGCACCGCATGGCTGACCCGGCCGTCGGTGGTGCGCCAGCTCCGCACGACCAACAAGGTCAGCTCCGAGCCCGAGCACGGGTTCATCATGGAGGGCCGGAACGACCTCGACGGCTATCCGGTCTCTAAGACGAACCTGGTGCCTGAAAGCGGTAGCAGCCCGGCGACGTCCGAGCTGATCTTCGGGCGCTTCTCCGACCTGCTGATCGGGTTCTGGTCCGAGTTTGATCTGCTGGTAAACCCCTACGAGTCCAGCGCATACGCAAAGGGCAACATCCAGGTGCGCGGCATGATGACCGCGGACGTGGCCCTGCGTCACCCGGAGAGCTTCGCCTATGGCACCGGCATCGCAGTCTAAGGCGGGCTCGGTCGAGCGGCGGACGGCGCGGGAAATCCGCGCCGTCGGCCGGCGGCTGGAGGGCTACGCGGCCGTTTTCGACCAGGAAACCCGGATCGACGGACTGACCGAGGTGATCCGCCGCGGCGCGTTCGGGGAGACCCTGCGCGATGGCGGCGACGTCCTGGCCCTGGCCGATCACGACCCGAGCCGCGTCCTGGCCCGGACCCGCTCCGGCACCCTGCGGCTGCGCGAGGATGACCGCGGGCTGGCGTTCGACTTGGACGTCCCGGACACGCAGGCCGGACGCGACATGCTGGCCCTGGCCGAGCGCGGCGACCTCGGCGGCATGTCGTTTGGCTTCCGCGTGCGGCCGAACGGGGAGACCCGCGAGGGCCGGCGGCGCGAGCTGCGCGCCGTCGATCTGGTCGAGGTGAGCGTGGTGAGCGCCTGGCCGGCCTACAGCGAGACCTCGGTGTCGGCCCGCGCCCACCAGGGCGAGCCGGCGCGGCTCCAGCGGGCGCGCATGTACCTGGAGACCGTCAAATGCCAGTGACGATCGTGACCGCACCGACCGAGGAGCCAGTGACGCTGGCCGAGGCCAAGGATTGGCTCCGCATCGAGCAATCGGCTGAGGACGTGCTGATTGGGGAGCTGATCGGCTCGGCCCGGCAGGACGGCGAGAACGCGACCCGGCGCACCTGGATGGCCGCGACCCTCCAGCTCCGGCTCGATCACTGGCCGCGGGAGCTGCCGCGTCCGCCCGTCACGGCCGTCACCGACGTCGAGTTCGTGGCCCCCGACGGCTCGGTCCAGCAGTTCACCGACTACGAGGTCGACACCGACGTCGAGCCGGCGCGGATCTGGCCGACTTCCGACTGGCCGACGATCGCGGACCGACCGGACGCGGTGCGGATCACCTACGAGGCCGGCTGGTCGCAGGCCGAGGTCCCG